GGATGGACCAGAACTACGAGAAGTACAAGAAGATGTCGGACATGGAGGCGGACATGGACGAGGGCGGGGAGGAGCAGAACCTGTTCTTGTTCGACAGGTTGATAACGGCCACGGCCAAGAACAAGATCCAGGAGCACTGCCCCAAGACGGTGGACTTGAACGACTCCAGGATCAGGAACAGGGGGGACTTCACCAAGAAGATGAAGTTGGTGGAGACGACCTACTACAAGAAGATGAAGGACATGAACAACTTCGACGAGGAGGAGTACATCATCAACTTGAAGAAGAGGATGTTGAAGATGTCCAAGAACAACATGTACCCCAAGTACTTCTCCAGCATGTTCACGGAGAACAAGGAGTTCGTGAAGGACGTGTTGAAGGAGAACCTGTTGGACCAGCAGAGGTTGAGGAAGAAGTTCAGGAACAACATCAACTTCAAGATGCCGAAGTTGTTCAAGTCGGTCTTCTTCTACAAGAACTCCGACAAGATGCCCAACTACATGAGGGGGAACAACTTGATGTCGATGGCGGAGTTCGAGACCCTCAAGGACGGGACCTCCTTCTACTCCGGGATGTTCGACTACTCCGAGGTCAAGAACATCGAGAAGCAGGAGAAGGAGCTGGAGTACAACGAGGAGGGGATCGGCATGGACTCCAACTTGGACATGATCATGATGGAGGACTTGTTCAACTTCATGAAGGAGCCCTCGATGAGGACCGACCAGTCGGAGTACCTGTCGATGGGGTTCAAGGAGGAGATGAACGTGTTCTTGAGGTCCAACGCCTGGTCGATGATCGAGTCCATGTCGGACATCTTCGAGAACATCTGCTACTTGGAGGGGAGGAGGCACTTCTTCGACAACTCCAAGGGCCACACGGTCTGCAAGAACTTCGGGTCCTACCTGTTGTTGGTGAAGGCCGGGTCCAAGTTGACGTCCCAGAAGCAGATCAGGTACAAGGTGATCATCCCCAAGGAGAACCAGATGATGGACAACTCCAACATCATCCACACGATGAAGGACCTCGAGGACCACAAGGACATGGTGTCGACCAAGTGGTTGTCCGCCTCGATCACCGACATCAAGCACTACTCGAAGATGAAGGAGGTCTCGCTGGCCCTGATGTCCTCCA